ATGTTGTCCATCTCTTCCTCGCTGGGGCCGTCGTTTTCCTCAGCGCTGGCATCGCCGGTCCCGTCAATGGGCGTCCCGTTGGCGCTGGTCGGAGTGACGTAGATTTGGCCGCGTTCGGCGCGGGAGACCGTGCCCTCAACGCTGACGGTGACCGTGTCGCCCACCTCGGGGTTGATTTGGCTCCCGTCCTCGTCCTTTTCGGCCAGGGCGGAGGCCGGAACACAGAGATCGCTGTTTTTCATATTGGATCCACAGGCAGGCCGACATTGACCGACCGAGAGGGGCCGGAGCCCGAGCGCCCCTGCTTGGCGCTCGGGTCCGGCTTGCAAATGGATCGCTTACGCGAACGTGGACTTGGTCCGCAGGTTCACGATGTTGGCGACGTCCAGACCCATGGCCATATAATAGGCCTTCCAGCCCGCGATGATGAACTGATTGAGCGGATCGGACTTGTCCGGCTTGTCGTTGATGAACATCTGAGGCCGCAGCGGGCTCTTGGTGCCGGCCAGCTTGGGTGTGCCGTAGGCGGACGCGCCGAGGAAGAGGTTGGAATACAGGAGCCCCGCGTTGACGGTGTCGGTCTGCGAGTACGTCCCGTAAGTCTCGTCCTCAATGTAGGGGTTCGTGTGCTCGACAAAGGAGCAGCCGTCGATGTCGCCAAGCATGCGCTTGTAAACGCCGTCGGGTCCGCGGCCCTGAAACGCCGTTTTGTAGTCCGCGTCCCGGACCAGATCCATGATGACCTGCGGCGGGATAAGGCCCACGTAACGATCATTTTTGAGCCGGGGCGCCTTGTTGACGCGCAACCGTGTGATCGACGCCAGCACGAGCAGGCGCGTACAAAGAGTCTGTGCCTGGGTCAACGCCTTCATCGTGTTGAAGGCCGTGCTGCTCGGGTTGGTCGTCAACGGCGCGCCGGCGCTGCTGACGAAGATTTCTGCGCCCGATCCGTTGGCGTTGTGGGTCAATGGAGTAGTCGAGCCGTCCGGGTGATTCGAGCCAACCAGCGCGTTGCGGATCAGCGTGTCGGTGTGCAGAGCCGCGTCGCGGCCCATCAGCTCGATGTTTTGCTTCAGCGGCTGGTAGGCGTCGACCATCGACACGAGGTCGGAGATCTTGGTCGCTGCCCCATACTGTTTGAGCGTTACCTGGATGCGGGTCCAGTCGTTTTCGCGAAACGCGGCAATCGCCGTGCCTTCGGTCAGGGCCGAGACCACGTTGGCCGCGGTCGGCGCTGTGTAGAGGCCGGTTGCCGCCTTTTCCGGCTTGAAAAAGGAGATCTGCTGGCTTCCGACGTTGGCCGGAAGCTCTTCGTGAACCGCGAACTGGTCGAGGACCAGGGCATCCACCTGGACTTCGAGCAAGCGCTTGGAAAGGTACGTAACCAGGCGCTGCGCTACGCTCGCCGGGTTGGTTAATGTCGTCGTTGGCATGGTGTTGGCTTTCTATTGGTCAGCCGCGATTCCAAAGGAGTTCCGAGTCCAACTGCCGTTCTTGATCGGCTGTGGACAATTCCGAGAACGGCCGGATTTCGGCCGTGCCTCGATTCGGCGGACTACCGCCGCCGGGGAGCTCCGTCAGTTTCTCGAGGTCTCGAACTTTTGCCGTCAGCGTCTCCACCTGCTTGGTCAGCTCTGGCACCCGGGCCGCTTCGGCGGTCAGTTTTGGCACGCTTGCAGACATGGCTTTTGCTCGCACGTAGTCGGCCGCCAAATACGGGCCGTTTGGGTGCTGCATGACTTCCGGATTTCCTCGGATAAACGAGATCAGGGCTTGGTTGATCGCGGAGCCTGGCGTCACAGCCTCGGGGATTTCGGCGGATACCTTCCCCCAACTCTCCCGAGTGGCTGCATCGTTGCGGACTGGAGCGGCTTGCTGGGCCGTTGCCGCCGCTGGCTGCGCCGGGGCCGATTTCTTGAGCATTGGGGCGCCGCCGGCTCTGATCCGGTCGGATTCGGCGCGGACCTTGTCGGCCGTGTCGAACTGTCCCCGTGCGTCGAACTCGGCCGCCGAAGCGTCGAGCTCGGCCGCCGAGAAATAGCGCGGAGCGGCTTGGGCCGCGGCGCCATTCTGGCCGGCTTGCGGAGAGGATGCTGCCTGTGCCCGCTGCGCCTCCCACTGCTTACGCTCGGCATCGAGGGCCACCCGGTCCGCCTCAAGTTTCACCTTGTCCTCGTTGATCTGTTTCCAGCTTCTGTTTGCTCTGTCCTGAGATTTCCGGAACTTGCTGCCGTCCTCCTCGGTGGAGTCCGGCTTGCCATTCTGCTGAGCTTGTCCATCCGCCGCTTGGGCGTCGGGTTTCGGGCTGGCTTCGCCCGGTGGTTGTGCTGGCGTGCCGTTGGTCGCTCCGTCTCCGGTCGGTCGGTCCTGGCCTGCGCGGTGGCCATTGGTCGCGCTCACGAACTGGCCGCGGGCATTCCGGGAGTTGCTTGCGTCTGACGGGCTTGGCTTGGCCGCAATGCGGGCGTCAAGCTCGGCTTCGTCGGCCGTGATCAGCTTCTCCAGATCTGCCATTCGCGGGTCATCCGTGAATGAGCTTTCCGTCTCGGTGTCGATGGTGGCGGTTTCGGGCATAGACTATGGAGCGTGCATTTCAGCGAGATCGGGTGCTCCTTCGCCGTTCTCGCTGGAGTCGTCCGTGTGCGGCGGGACGTTCGCCGAAAGTGAAATGTGCCAGGCGGCGTGAGCGCGGAACCCCGCGGCATAGCCACAGTTGTATTCCGTGGCCCCCTTGCGACTGACCGCCGAGGCGTTGATGGATTGCTCCTCGAAACGGGTCATCCGGATCAGCTTGCGGCCCGTGGCGGAGGCTTGGAACGCGGCGAGCGACCGGCTGTCGCCCTCGGTCCACTGCGGGGCGGCAGGCGGGCAAAGTGGAGTATTTGCCGAGAAAACGCGCAGCCACCGAAGCCACATCATACGGCGCCCGCCATTTCCATCCCGGGCACGCCGGGGCCGGCCCCAGGGCCGGGGCCGGCGGCTGATTGGAATTCGGGCTCGGCGGCCGCCGGTCCGGGAACGGAATTAACCGGTGCCGGCGGCGCCGTCTCGCCCCCGTCGAGAGCATGAATCGCGCTCGTAAACTGTTTGGCGAGCGCGGGGTTTTCCTGCTGGAGCGCTTGAAGGTGCGCGACGAGATGATCGTGCAGCCGCTGCTGGGCGACTGGGTCGACCGGTGCGCCGGTGTGGGCGAGCTGGGCGAGTTTGCCGGCAATCATTCGGATCCGCAGCGCGTGATCCTCGCCGGGCCGGACAGATGGCGGGTAACCGCTCATGCACAGCATGATCTCGATCGCCTCGTCCTCCTGCTCGTTGGCCGACCGTTGGCCCGAGTCCACGAAGAGCCGCTTGACCAGCCGCGGATCATCTTCCTCCAGGATCGACTTGGCCAGTTCGGCCTGGTCGATGTTCGGGTGGGCGCGGAACATGTTGAACCTAGCGATTGCCCGCTGTAGGCGCTGACCGCGGTTCCACTGGTCAGGCGTGCCGTTTGGCTCGATGTGGTAGTTGTCGACCCGGGCCTGCGCTGGCAGAACCTGGCGGTCTTGCGCGGCGATGAAGGCGAGTTCTTCGCCCCCATATTGCACCCAAAGCGCCCACGAAATGCGGAACGTCTCAGCGAGCGACCGGAACGCGATACGGCCCCGATACTGCACCCCCTGGCTGGCGAAGCTCTGGACGTACGACACCTCCGTGGCGGTCTTGGTAGGCTTCCCTTCCTCGCTTGCCCCAAAGTCCGGCACTTGGATCGCCTCCTGAGCAATCGTTCGGGTGAGATTCATCTCGTTATCCAGCGATATGGATGGCGGCGGGAGCTCGACCGCCCGCGTGCCTGGCGGCATCCAATCCCCCGGGCGGAACTTGACGTTGCCCGTGTTGGTCAGCGGCTGGTCCGAGGTGAAAAGCGGCTTGGAATGAAACTCCATCGCGTCCGCCTTGGCGTTCCAGGTCTTCGACAAATAGGTCTCGAACGGCGCCAGGCGCTCGGCGACTCCGCGCGGGGCGTACCAGCCCCGATCCTTGACCTCGAATTGGTAGGAGACAAACGGAAGATACGGCTTGCCCTGGCTCTTGTAAGGGCACAGGAACGGAGCCCGGACGGGATCGTCCGGCAACCCGGGAGCGAACGTGTGAACGCGCCAGCCGGCCTTTTCGCGCGCCCAAACTTCAAACAAGACGATCGTGTCGTCATCGTCCGAGTAGGTGATCCCTTCGCGAAGCGCCTTCTCCTGGTCGCGGCCGGCTGTATCCAGTTGCCGCTCCTTGCCACCCCGAATCTTCGCGATGAATTCTGGGTCCTGCTTCCCCGCGTAGGCCTCGTCAAGCTCGTAGTCCAGGAAGGACAATTGTTTTACGTGGCACACCCACGAGGCGGTCTTCAGATCCCTGGTCGACTTCGGGACGATCAGGAACAGCGGATCAATGTATTCGTACTCAACGGTCTTCTCCCCACTAACCCACCTCTGCTTGAGGATGGCGCGGCCTCCCATCAGCATCGAATCGAAGACCATATCGAGCTCTGACTCGAAGTTGGTTTCGTTGCGGGTTTTCCAGTCGAAGCACTGCTCTGCCGAGGCGGAGGCCTCGGACTTCGCGGCAGAAAGTGGAGTGAAGCTGGCGAGCTGCTGCGTCCCGAAAGCGGCGTTCAGATAGAACGGTTTGAACTTATCCAGCGCTGTGTCGATGAGCGGGAAGTGGAGGTCTGCGGCGCCGATGAAAGGCTTATTGCGGCGAGGAATGCCGCTGTGCCGCATCGCGTACCAAACCCGTTGACGCTGCTCCCAGGTCCCTCGGTCCGTGAGGGCTGACAGGATTTTGCCGTGTAGGTCGCGGGACACGTTTTCCAAGTGGTAAGACAATCATTGTCCGACCACTGCGGACACTTGAACGACACTTTTGCCGAGTTGTCAACCACAGGACACCGTAAGTCTAACGGGGTCTCCTTGTCTCCTTTTTACTGCCTTGTGAAACTGAGGATCTAAAGCGCTTTTCTTTAGGTCGTTTCTTCCTGAACCTCAGCCGCTTATGGCGCGCCCGAAAAATAGTTTGAGAATTTCGTTGCATCTATACGGATTCCCCGTATAGTCATCACGTCGATGAGATTACCTCACCGGCGAAACCTCCGGACCCAGGAGCATAAAGTCGGGATGAAGAAAATGAACACTCAAGACATCGCCATCAACTCCGCCGAAACCTCCATCGCGATCACCGAGGCCGAAACCGCAGCCGCTCGGCTAGCCGCCAGCATCGCCGAGATCGTCGGCATCTGTGGCCCCACGATCCGCCGGCAGGGATCAAGCCCGGTCCTACACTCCATGCCGGGCCGCGATGAGGGCACCGAATGGGACGAGCGCCGCGCCGACTGGGCGGGGATAAGATTCTCCGGCCGCCGCCAGCAAAATCACACGGGGCAAGGTCACACCACGCGCTGCTGGTCCATCAGCGGGACGAGCTACTACATCGCCGACGATGCCAGGGTGATCGTAATCAAGTGGCATGGCAGCGCCACTGATTTCGGCGGCTGCGCTGGATACGAGGATCACATCACCTCCGACGTGTCTGAACAATCTCTCGCCGATTATCTCGAGTACGCGCCAGAATCCGCGCAGGAAATTATCGACGCACTCCGTAAGGCGGTGGCCGAGGACAAGCGCGGCGCCCTATCTCGCGCCGTGAAAATTAACGCCGCAATCGCAGCAATCAAGTGACCAAGCTACTACATCGCATCCGCGCCGCGCTCCGGGCCAGGCTTCTGGAGCGCGGTGTCCCACTGCATCAACCGCTCAACCCTGTCGCCCGCGATGGGTATACTGCGCTCTGGCAGTGGGGCGAGGCTGGGGAGCCGATCCAGCGGATAACGCCAGAGATGGTGATACATGCCCGCAAGCGTGGGCTGCCGTTGGATCTGCTGCTAGCGCACGCCCCGACACGCGCGGCCGCCGTAGCATACCAGCTGGTCAATCGCGCAGAGTGGATCGCGGTCGGCCGCGTGGCGGCGCGCAAGGAGATCGTCGTGCAAGAGCCGCACGCAATCGGATACTCCGAGCCGATGCTTGTCTATCTCACAGAGGCCAGCGGCACATGGAGAGCCGGCTGCTACAATCTGCGGGACTCTCCGACGCCGCGCACGCTCACGATCCGCCCCGGCGAACACTTCGCCGAGCTGTGGACGGCGCAACTTGACCGCGCCGATCTGGAGACAGAGATCCTGCGATTGGCCCAAGTCCTCCCTCACTACTACATCCAATGAGATCGATCCTGAAAAAATGGCGCAAGGCTCGCGGCCTATCCCAGTCCCAAGCCGCGGCCGCGCTCGGCGTGCCCGTGCGCACGCTCCAGGATTGGGAGCTGGGGCGGAGCAAGCCGCGCACGCTGGCGGCGGAGGCGCTGGGCGCAAGAATGGGGATCAGCTCCGGCGCGAAGCCTCAGCGATCACCCGCCCGGGTCCATTCCTCGGAGTAACTCTTCCGGCACGCTCATTTGCTCTTCCTGCGGCGGGCCGATGTCGGGATCGTTGTCCCACGGTCCCGGCTTGTGGCCACCCTCAAGGATGCTGCGCGCCTCCAGCATCGGCAGCCGCCCCATCGCTCCAAGGACCGCGTCCGCGCGGTCGGGCGATCGCTTGACCCGGCCCTGCTTGGACTGGCGCTTGAAAAGATCATCCTTGCTCTCGATCCAGCGCAGGCCGCTCGATTCATAGCGCCCCTTCCGGTCGGTCAGTTGGGCGGCCAGCTCTCGATCGTCCGGGAGGATGACCTTGCGCTGCTGGATTTTTAGCGCGCCTTCAAACCACAACTCAGAGGTCCGGTTCTTGTAGTTCGTCGGCTCGAACGCTTGGGCCCCTCCGTGAAAATCGAGGATTTCCCAGCCCATCTCCCGGATCCGGTCGACCACTGGCCTCCCCATGCCGTCCGCGTCCCCCTCGATCTCCTGAGGGCGCAGGCCGATCTCTTTCTTCAGCCGCTGGAAGTGCGTGAGGAACCGCCCCGCTGCGCTCATGGTGTTGGTGTCGCGCCAGGAATCCTCAATGGTCACGCGGTTCCCGTTGACCACGGCGAGGCAGTTTTCGTCCCCTCCCGCCGCGAAGTCGCAGAAGGCGTGCCGCGGGCCATGCATGAGTCCGGGCGGGTCGTTGAGGCATTCGGCGATGTCCACGTGGGAAATGATCGCGTCCTCCACAAACGGCATGAAATTGGCGAAGTAAGCGGACTGCACAAGCGGATCCTGCACTCCTCGCTCGTAGTGGCCGGCGCCGGCTTTCAGCGCAATCCGTCGCATCTCGTTCCGGTCAATCCAGGGGCAGTCCTCAAACGTGATCTTGTGCTGCTTGTAGAGCGCGGCGTTGACCGTCTGCGAATCGTAGAAGTGGCCCAGGGCGTAGCCCGGCGACGAAAATAGCCCGGTGCGCTGTGGTCGGCAGCGGTCCTCCACGGCGCGGAAAATCACGTCTCGAATGGTCTTCGCCTCGTCCAGCAGCGCCATAAGCGGGTGTTCTGGGTGACCGTGGAAACCCTCAGCGCGGCCGGCCTGAGCAGTGGAAAAGGCCATCCAATTGGGCACGCCGTCAATGTTGATCGTCCGACTCTGGAAGTCCCACCTCGGGAACCGGTGGGCGTGCGAGGCCAGAGCCGGCACAAGCTGGTTGATGATCTGGCTCCAGCTCCCGCTGGTCGTGATGACGCCCCCGTTCTCCCCGCGCCGCCGGAATACGGACAGATGCCACAAGACGGCCGCCGTGATCATGCGCGTAGTCT